GTCCGGGCCGACCATGAGCCGGAGCCCCGGCGTGTACTGGAGCAGCCGGGGCGGCCAGTACGCGGCGGCCGGCGTGCTCCCCGAATTGTCCGCGCTCTCTGCCCCGGTATACCGCAGTACGCAGTCCCACGGGTAATTGTAGTACCCGCGCGTGTATATCTCGCGCCCGGTCTGGTCGCCGGTCTGTCCGCCGGTCGTAGTGCCGTACTCGTTGATGCTGGCCTGCACTAGCTGGCCGCCGCCTATATACAGTGCAGTGTGGTGGACGTGGTTCAAGAGCACGTCGCCGCGCTCAAGCCCCGCGCCTGTCGCAAGGTCGACGCTGCCGGTCACGTCCTCAAAGCCGCAGCGCAGCATGTCTCCGCGCATGTTGCCGGTATAGGTGCAGCTGAGGGGCAGCCCCGCTCTCTTGAAGCAGTCTATCACAAGGCTGCTGCAATCGTAGTCAGGCCCCCAGCGCTGCGACTGATCGTAGCCGTGGCTGTCGTCCGCCGCTATCTCCAGCGCGCGAGTCACGGCATTGTCGATGATTCCCATGGCAGTTACTCCACAGGAATGCAGCGGTTCTCAAACTTTTTGTACGCGTCGAAGTAAATCTCATCCCTCACTGCGTTGTATGTTACCTCATAGTACATACCGTCAAAGAGGGTAGTAGAGAGGAGCGCCTTGATGTTTCCGAGGATAAACGCGTTCCACACTACGTATACCTCGAAGTCTGGAATCTTATCTGTTTTGTCGCAGTGCTTGGCCGCATAGTCGGCAACATACGCTTTCGCTTTTTCAATGAATTTTTCGTTTGACATTGTTTTCCTCCTCATGTCACTGTCGTAAATCTTGAGAGCAGCCACCCTGTCGGGTCTACGCTCTCGCGTGCGTCTTCCGTCAGCAAGCCGCTGTCGGTCTTCTCATCGTCCATTACTCAGTTACCTCCGTGCCCTCCTTATTCGAGCCAAACCTTATCTAACTTTACATCTATTTTATTACCATAAGTGCCACCAGTGGGACGAACGTATATAGAAATATACTTGCTCCCAGTTACGGAAGAAATGTCCAAACTGGATATCTGGCCATCCGCAAGTGCGATATTTGCTGTGGCTATCTGATCTCCCAAAGCACTTGTGCCAACATAAATTTTTGCTGTGCCAGTGTTACTTAAGACTTGTTTTACACGAACATTTACTTTGTTATAATTTGTCAAGTCAATTGCTGATGAGATACCTCGTGTTGCTGACGGAGCTACAAAAATCAGCCCATTATCATAGACTGTTCCCGACAGCCAAATTACGTCAGAAACGCTATTGGTACAAAAAGTAGCGTTGTCGACTTCAGAAGCATCCCACTTGACGTCACCTATGATACCATTGTCAAACAGTATCGTTTCAAACATCAGCGTTACAGTCTCGACCTGCCCCTCGGCGGTGATTGATACCGTTTTGCTCGCGCTCTTGCTGCCGCTGACCGCCTTGACTGTCCACGTCCCGGCGGACGGAATAACAAACAGTGCCTTGCCGCTCGTATCCTTCGCCGTCAGTGCCACGCTGCCATTTGAACAGGTGCAGACGCTTCCTTCCGGATACGTCACGCTGATAATCGCGTAGGGGTCGGCCGCCTTAAACGTGCCAGTAATCAGCGTCCCGGATTTGTCGTGCGCGGTGACGCCCTTTAGGAGCTTCGCAGGCTCGACGGTGTCGCCGGTGAGGTCGATCAGCGTCTCTCCATAGTAGACAATCTTACTGTTGCCCATGCTCAGGCTCCGATCGTGACGGTCATTCCTCCGGCAGCATTCGCAGCGCTGGTGTACGGCACGGCGGCAATAACGACCTCAGAGAGGTAGTCGTAGCCCTCGTCAGGGAGAATCGTCTGTGCCGTCTTGGCCGGGGTCGCGTTCTTGCTCTGTGCGTTGACGCTCTCGCCGCCATAGGTACCCTTGACACCGAGGATTGTCACGTCTTTCTTAATATTCCCGGCAATGAGCTTCAGCTTTTCCGCGGCGGCTATGCCGACCTTGCCGCTGCCGTCGTGGTAGCCGAGCTCAATGGTGTACTCTTCATCCTTGGAGGCGATCTCCCCGGCCGCTGCGCCGCGGTTCGGCATGGTGCCGGTAAGCTTCGCGCCGCGCGCGTATGCGGTCTCCCCGGCGAGGAGGTCGTCCACGTTCGCGGTGGCGTCGCTCGTGTCGCTGTCAAACTCACACGTACCGGTGATGGGGTCACCGGCCTTGTCGTGCGCGGTGATGCCCTTGAGGAGCTTCTCCTTGGTGACGGTGTCGCCGGTGAGATCCATCAGGGTCTCGCCGTAAAAAATGATTTTACTGTTTCCCATTAGTTATCTGCACCTCCTATGTTGCAGGTCTTTCCTCCGGCGGCGTTGGTGGTCTGCTGAAAGGTGACGCCCCGGACGTTCACGTCCTTGCGCATGACGAGCCCCTCGGTCTCAAGCACCTGTGCCGTCCGGAGCGGCTCGACTTCATACGCGCCGTCATAATAATCATAGATGCCCCCGCCGCTGCCGACGATGGCGGGGCCGAGCTCAACGGTCAGGGCCTCGTCTGTCAGCTCGACGGTCAGCCCGCAGCAGCCCATTACAGCACCTCCTTGTCGGGAGAGGCGATCACGCTGAAGGCGGTCTTTATCCTCGCCCCGCGGAGGCTTTCGGCGGAGAACTTCGGGCGGATTATCGCCTCGTTGACGCCCGGCGTCATGCCCAGCGTCTCCTCCTGCGTCAGTGGGAAGAGAAAACGGCCGGAGGAGTATGTGATCTCGCCGGGATAGCGCTTTTCAATGCCGCCCATCGTGACCTTGACCGCCTGTATATCGGCGGTGGTCACTTCTATGCCGTTGAGTTTGATGGATATCGGGACGCTCAGCGCGTCCCCTTGAAGGATAGTCAGCATGGTGTACCTCCTTATCCGGACTTCGGCACGCCGATCACGTAGTCGATCAGGTACGTGCCGCTGTCGTAAGACAGCTTCACACGATCCCCGGCCTTCAGCGTAAGAGCGGCGTTGCCTTTGTACTTTTTTGTCGACGGTGCGGATTCGCCCGCGAAGATCAGCGTCACGCCGTCGGTCGCGACAGCGCCGACAGTGGCGATCAGGAACTGCGGACGCTCCGCCTCGGCGGCGGACAGGTTGAATAATTCATCCATTACAGCACCGTCCTTTTCGCAGTGTGCTTCATGAGCTCACCGGCGCGGAGCGTGAGGCTCCAGCCGGTCTCCTCATAAATTCCCCCAATGGTCGGGTGATCTATCGCGATAATGTCCCCGACGCCGTGTCCGGCCTCGGCCAGAGTGGAAAACTCGACCGTCTGTGTGCTCAGCTGGGACTCTGTAACGAGCCTCTTCGCGTAAGCGTTAAGCGCTGCCTGGTCGGCAATCTCGTTGACTTTGACCTGCTGGCAGATGCGCATCCCGCGCCGGATGGTGCTTTTTGAGGACACGGGGGAGTCGTTGACTGCGGTCGCCGTCAGAGTCGCACTCCGGTCGGCGTTTGCGCAGGTGCAGATAAACACGTTGGGCGCGGAAAAGATGTCCGTCCCGGCGCTGTAATCCGGGGCCATAGGCTCTCGCAAAATGTTGCGAGAGCTGTACCGGTGCTTGATCCGCTCGACGGCGGGCGCTGCATAAGGCTCAAGATGCGCCAGCCCGTCTCCGTCAAACCAGACCTCGCGGTATACGATCTCGCCCATCAGAGTGTTGATAATGTCGAGCCTCGTTGTCCCCGGCTCAAACTCGCGGTCGGCTGGCAGCGTGGAGGTGTTGGGGATGACACGTGTCCGGGCTATGTTTGCCGCCGCGAGCTGCTGCTCAGCTGCGGTTATATAGTTCGTCCCGGCCGCGATGAACAGGCGGCTTTCAATTCGGTCATTCTTCAGTATCCAGCCGCGGTCATAGGCGGTGATCTGCTGCCTCTCTCCGGTCGTGCTGCCTTGCAGCGTCGGAGTTGTGGGGCGGAAGATGCCCAAGCTCTTCCAGCCGGTGCCGGTGAAGATCATCGGCTGGAGCTCGTCGCGGAGCAGATCGAACCGCTCATCGGGGATAATAGCTCCGGAGAAGCTGCCCTTTATTTCACCGTCAGCGGCAAACTTGATGTTCGGCGCGTCGTCCGGGGAGAAGAGCAGCTCCGCAAGAAACGCCCCATTCCGCAGCGCGTTGAGCTTGTATCGCGTCTCACGCATCGAGGTCGACCTCCTCCGGATAGTGCATCTGGCTCACAGCAAAGGTGTAGGAGCTGTAGAACATGCTCTCCGTCTCGCTGAGCGTGTCGAGAATGCCTATGACCATCTTGCCGCCCGGCGTCTTGAGACAGACAGGGGAGCCCATCAGCGCCTCCAGCGCGGTCTTTTCGGCCACGTCGTCCGTCGCGTAGCTGACGGATATCGACCGGTCGCAGAACTCTGTCAGCTCCGCCTCCGGGAATTTTCGCCCGGACAGATGCGTCAGGCTGAACGCGCGCGAGGCCTTGATCGTGTTCGTCCTGTGCTGTGCCGTGGAGAGCCTTAAAAACAGCCATTTCCCGGAGCCTAAAGCCGACAGCATGACAGTCTCGGGCATGACGGATACCGTGACCTCGTTCGAGAGCGAGTAGTTATAAGTCCCGTCCGATGCGCAGGCGCGCACCTGATACCTCACGGTGCCGACGGAGTAATCGTCCGTATAGCTGTAGTCCGTCGTTTTAGCTATCGCGACGCCGTCGCGGTAGACAACAAACTCGGTCCAGCTCCCGGCGTAGCTCCATGACAGCTCCGCGCGGTGATTCGCGTCGACCGTGAGCACGACGGCCCCGCTCGCGGTGTGGCTGACGGTAAAGGTCGCGCTGCCCCATTCACTCCACAGTCCATAGCTGTTCTGGCTGCGGACGCGGAATGTATGCGCCCCGTCGTCGAGGTAGACCGGGCAGCGCCACGTCTTCTCACTGCCGTACTCGGTGACATCTATGATGTCGTCAAGCTGTAGCTGGTAGGCGCTCTGTTCGCTGGTCTGCCAGTTTATGAGCGGACGCGGGGAGGCGTCCTTGACTACGATCACGGGCTTAGTCGGGCCTGCGACGACTACAAACGACAGTGCGGCGCTCCATTCTCCGGCAGCGCCGTCGAGGTTGTAGGTGCGCGCTCTCCAGTACCATGTCCCCGAGGTGAATGTACCGGCCGGGGCGGCGTACTCGTTGGATGCGCCTGTCACAGTGCCGAGCGTTGTCCATGCACTGCCGTCAGCGCTCTTTTGTAGCTCTGCCTTGGTCTGCGCACTGCCGCTCTCGTTGCTGTGAGTCCAGCGGAATGTGATTGCCTGTGTGCCGTCTTCGAGGGAGCTGTCGGGGCTGAGCGGCGTCGCGACAGGAATGGTGTCGGCGGTTGTAAAAGCCGTCCACGCCGAATATGCAGCGCGGCCTAAATTGTCGACTATTTTGAACCGATATTCATAGTTGCCGGACGCGAACAGGTTGGCCGGGGCGGTATAACTTATGCCGGAAGAAGAAACAACGGCAGTTTTGCTGGTGACAGCGGTCGCGCCTGCGGTGCGATATTCAAGAGTGGCACTCTGGGCGGAAAGCGCCGCGAACGATATGGCACTATTCCCAACGCTGGCCATAAACGAGACCTTTTCGGCCCTGTTAACAAAGCTGCCTGCGGCGGGGAAAACCGGAGATACTACAGCGGTGACGTCCGAGTCGCCGAGGGTTGCAATGATAACGGGGGCTTTCTCGGCATGTCTCGAACTTGCAAAGCGAGCAATTGCTGAGGAAGCTCCGCTCATTCGGGATACTCGGCAATCCAAACGGAGCCCGTATACTGCGGCAAGAGCGGCTCCATCCGGTTTCAAATCAGTCTGGTTCCACTCTATGGTCGTGTATGAGCCGACATGAAAGGAGCCCTGAAGTGTTGAATCTATGGCAGGTTGATTTGAGTAATTGACGCTGTCTTCGTTGAAGCTTTGCTGCAAACCTTTCAGGAAAGTTTGACAATACGAAAGGCTCTTCCCGGCTCCGCACTTGAAGATCGCCGAGAGAATGGGGCGGTATTTGTAAGCTTCCGATGGGGCGTTGAAGCCGAGATAGATATAATAGTTGGCGTCCGGGTAGGTACTATCATCCGAGTACCACGGGAAGTCAAAGATGTCACCGGTATGCACATTGGTGTCACCCCAGACTTTAGCCACCGCCGCCGACTTGTTCGCGGTCAGTGTCAGTGTCGTGCTCATCTCGGCGCTCCCTTCATCCGGCGGACGCGCTGAGCGTCGCGCACTATCTCGATAATGTCGTTGAACTCCTGAATTGTCCGCGCCTCAATGTAAACGTTGACAGGCGCGTCGTAGCCGCCGTCAGCGCGCGTCTCCTGCGCGTTGGCGATGACCGTGCCCTGCGGCAGGTAAACGGTCTCCGGGCCGTTCTCGCCGACCCTCGTGCGCCCTCCGGGGAAGTTGTCATTTCCCCCGGCGTTGTGAAAGTAGTTGCCTGTCCACTGGCCGGTCGTCGGGTCGTAGTAGTTGCCGGTCGAGTCGTAGTAGCTCTCGGTCTTATAGTCCGCGCCGTAGAGCGCCTTCTGAATGTTCGACGCCTTGTTCGGGTTGAGCCCGAGCGCCGTGCTGATGCGGTCACCGTTGAGCGTCAGCAGGCCGACGATCAGATTGATCGTATCGGCTGCCCATGCCAGCGTCCCGGCAATGCCTTGAAGCAGCGTCCCCAGCGGGGGGAGAATATCAGATGTAAGGTCGCCCAGCGGCTCAAGCAGGGAGACAGCGCTGTCCAGTATCGAACCGAAAGCATCGACCGCACCGGAGTCGATAAGAGCTTTGCCGACATTCTCTATGAGCTCGCGCGTCTCATTGAGAGCGTCGGACATATACGGCGCGTACTCTGCGCTGATCTGCTTGCTGACGGCCTCCTGAGACTTAAGCAGCCGGTTCTGTGCTTCGTCTACGGCGGTCAGCGCCTTCAGCTGGTCATTGCTGAGAATGTAGCCGACGTTTTCGGCCTCGGCTGCGTACTTCTTCAGCGAACCGGAGCCCTGTTCGATCAGCGGATTCAGTTTCTGCGCGCTCTCATTGATAAGCCCCATGGCCAGTGCGTCGCGCTCCGCCTGGTTGCTCATTTCACCGAGCCCGTCTATCACGTCGAGAAATACGTCATAAGAGTCGCGGAGATTGCCCCCGGCGTCCGTGACCGACACGCCGAGCTGGTCAAACATTGCGATAACGTCCTCATTGCCGTCCTTGGCGTCGGACATCTTCGTGGTCAGATCCTTGAGCGAATCCGTGAGGGTGTCCGTGCTGACGTCGAGGAAGTCCTCGGCGTACTGAAAAGCTTGAAGATCCTGCGCGCTTACGCCCGACTGCAAGGAGAGAGCTTCGAGCTCCTTAGCGGCTGCTGCGGACTCTTTGGTGACGTCCATCAGCTTGCGCTCAAGCTTTATCCCCGCTGCGACGACGGCGGCTATACCGGCTGCCGCCGCGGCAGTGGAAACCGGGATCTTGCCGAGACCTCCGGTGAATTTCGAAATCCCATCTGGCAGTTTAACACCGAGCTTGTCCGCGACAGTATCGAGCACGTCGCCGAGAGAAGTCACGCCCTCGGCGGCCGAGCCGGTCGAACCGGAGACCTCATCAAGCGACTTGTCCATGTTCTCAATGGCCGTCTGCGTCCGTCCCATCTCGCCGTAGGTATTAGCGAGCGCGGCCTCGGCGTTATTGAGCTGGATTATCCAGTTCTGTGTCCGGGAGTCAGCCTCACCGTAGGCCGCGGCGGAGTCGGCGACGGCCTTCTTGAGCGCTTCGACCTTGTCCTTTTGTGACAGCATCTGACGCTCAAGGATGTCGTATTTCTGGGTAAGAAATTCGACGCTGTCATTATTGCCGTCGTATTCGGCGGTGAGCTTTCGCATTTCGGAGTTAAGCACCTTGGTACCGTTGTTGATCTCTGCAATCGCCCGCTTGAGCTTCTCCTCGCCGGTGACTTTGAAATCAGTATTTACTTGGCGCGTCGGCATTTAATCACCTCCAAGGAAGAACTCGCGCGCAGACGGTTTATCACGGCTCTGGAGCGGCTGGGGGCTCTCCGGCGGGAGCAATACCTCGCACAGCGCGTTCAGGCGGCGCGGGCAGAGCCCATACCAGAAGCTTTCCTCCGTGCCATTAAACCGCGTCAGCCAGACGGCGAGTGCCTGCGCAAAATCAATTTTCAGCTCCGGCAGTGCGCCGGAGCTCAGTTTTTTTCGGCGCTCCCTTCGGGCTTGGTCTCGACTTCATCGTCTTTGATAATGGCTTGACGGACGAATCTGACAATTTCCATTGCTTCATTAACCGCGGCAGAAAAGTCAGAGATAGGCGGCATGTACTTAGAAACATCGTGGATGTCAAAGTGCTGCGGCCAATGGTGCCTATGAGCACACCCGTTAAGCATAGAGGTGAGAGCTATTGCCGCAACGCGGAGATACGCGGTTCCATCGATTAGAGCGTTGAGGTTTCCCATCTCGGCTTGAATGTCCATGATGGTGTTATAGTCGGCAATGAGGTCATACTCTACGTCGCCGATTTTTTTGTACATCACCTTGTTTCGGATATCCATAACTCACCTCACGCCGTCATCTGGAGCTGCTTCTTGCACCACGCGAGAGCGTCAGCATCGGAATACGCCTCGGCGATTTCCAGCATCAGAGGAGCCTTTGTCCCGGTGAGGTGATCCGGCGCGATAAACTCGCCGGTTGTTGTCGGGGTTGCCCACTGGATATTGTCTTCCTCGGTGCGGTACTGCATGCTCGGCGGGCCAAACAGCGATTTGCGGGCGAAGATACAGACATATGCGTCCGAATCGCTGGAGTCGTCAGCCGGCATATAGGTGCTGATGCCGAGGTAGCGGCCGCGGGTGTTTTCGCTGTAGCCGATGCCGGTTATTTTTTTCGGGCTCTGCTGAGTGCCGATGTCGACCTCTGAGGTCTCGGCCTGAAACATGCTGGCCTGAACAGCCAGCGTCAGAGCCTCGACGGCCAGCGAGATTGAGCCGCCGGTACACTTCTTCCTGTAACGGCTCAGCGCACCGGAGGAGTAGAGACGGCCTTCGGCAAACCTCAGGTCAAACCCGGCCTGAATACCGCGGCCGAGGATTGTCTGGTTTTTGTAGGTGATCAGTCCGGTCTCTGAGTTGTAGTTGTACTCGCCGAAGAGGATGTCACGCAGACCGAATACAACGAGATTTTTGCTGCTGAGAGCATCGCTCATAATTTTTCCTTTCCGGCTCAGAATCCTTTGGATTTGAGCCAATCATCATAGATTTTGAACTCCGCGGCGACTACGTCGTCCGCGCTTTCTTCGTTAGCCATGCGCATCCACTGCCGCGGCTGTATGCCGCGCTTTGGCGCGCCGAATTCGAGGACGAAACCGACCTCGTTATTGGTCGGCGGCTTGGCATGGCTGCGCAGCGGATTGACGCGGCGGACGTTGGCGACCGTAAGCGCACGGTTTTCGGCCTTTCGCCGTCCTTTCGGGTATGCCCGATAGTAGATGCGCCCGTCCTTGCCGACCTTGCGCACGGCGACAAGGCTGTCTGCAAGCTGCCCGGTTTTGACGAGCCCCATCCGGCGCAGCGACCGGCGCATCGTTTCAACGCCGACCTTGCTGCCGGCCTGAAGCATCTCGTCGATCACGTCCTCCGGGATCTCTGCGATCTGCTGCATGTCCAGCATGAGCTGGCCGACGTCGGAGGAGAACTTAGCCATCCCCCAGCGCCTCCTTGCCCTCGAACTCAAATACCCAGTGCTGCCCGTCGCCGTCGTAGGCGTCGGTGATCTGCGGCCACGTAAAGCCCGCATGCCACAGAGCCCGGCAGAGCTCGCGTCGTAGCGTCACGGAAGCAGCGCCCAGCGGGAGCATGAGGTGCAGCTGACACAGATAGGTGATGCGCCGAGGCTTTCCGGAACTGTGCAGCTGGGGCATTTCGTCATAATTGTAGGTGCAGTAGGTGAGGGCGCTGCCCTCATAGATCTGCGGCGCGACCTCCGGCACGACCGGCGTCACGGCCGTGGTGATGCGTTCGTCTATCGTCATCGCGTCACCTCCGCGCAGCTCAGCTCTAACGTACCGTACCCGGTCGGATACGTGCGCTCGATGCTGTACCGGTGCCCGTCGTGCTCAAGCACGGTCTGACCGTCGTAGTCGAACTCGTTGATCTCTGCGACCATGGACAGCCTGACGCCGGCTTTGAGAGCCTCGTAAAACTCTGTGCGGCCGACGCCCTGGGAGACGGAGCAGAGAACCTCGGTCGGCACGTCCTCCGTCTCGTAGTGGTTCGCGTCGTCGTAGGTCTTCTTGACTGCGATGAGCTTGCACAGATCTGTGAACGGTGTCCGGTTACTCTTCATCGTCGTCACCCCTGTTGTAGAGCCCGCACAGCGCCATCGAATCACGCAGCGCCTTGTATGAGCTGAACCAGAACTCGCCGTTGCCCTGATAGTTGAACCAGTAACGGCAGTAGTTCTTAATAGCCTGAACGACGAGGGGGTCGGCGTTGCAGGCATTGTCCACGCTCTCCGCTCCGCCGATGTGGAGATCGAGGCAGGCCGCGTTTATAGCCGCCTCGATCTCGCTGTCGAGCCTTGTGTGGGAGATCCCGCCGAGGGAGAGCTTTACATCATCGAGAATCGCCATTTAAGCACCTCCCACGCACTTGTGCCCGATTCGGGCACATTAGCCGCCCGCCTTCTTGTTGGTCAGCGTGATAAGGCTCTGATTCTGGACGCTCCTGCCGTCGCAGACCTCGATCGCGACGGTAACTTCATCGTCGGTCTTGTCGTCGGTGTAGCGGCGGAAGCGAAGTGCGACGCCGCTGTTGAAAATGTAGTTGCGGAAGTTGTAGAGCGCGGCGCAGATGGTGTCGGCGGTCGGGTTAGGGTTCGCGTCATCCATGTAAGCCTTGTTGACAATCTCGACGCGGCGGCCGAAGATGTAATACTCGGGCTTGCCGTTGAGGCCGTAGTTGACGCGGGCGACAGGCTGACCGTCGGTATCGACCATGCCCTGAATCTCGTTCATAAAGGTCGTCTTGGTCATGACCCAGATGGCCTCGTCGTCTTCCTCAAGGCCTTCGGCCTTGCAAAGGTCGGCGTAAGAGATGTGCTTGGTGTTGGCAATGTTGATGTTGCCCGTGGCGGTCTCGGTCAGGAAGCCCTTGGGCTGGCCACTGCCGCTGCCCTTAAAGATGGCGGTTTCCTCGGCTTTGACGATCGCCTCGGCAACGTTCTGCGCCAGCTGTGCCTCGAAGAAGCCGTAAGCCATATTGTCCATCTCGTAGCTGACACGGACTGCGCAGCGCAGCTTGTGGTAAGAGAAGGAAATGTACGAAACGGTCTTCTTCTGGGTGTCGGAGCCTGCGCCTTCGGCGACCCACGTCGCGGTCGGCTTGACGCTGGAGGTGGGCACGGACATGCCGCCGGCAAAGTTCGTGCGGGTGACAAGCGGCAGAATATTACCGACGCGCTCCATCGCCTCATAGATCTTCTGGACGGTCGTGGTCGGAATGACTACGGACGCATCGCTGGTCTTGGTGTTCTGGTCGGCATTGGAGAACTTCGCCGGGATGGGAACGCCGCGGCAGACGTATGCCTGGAACGCCGCCTTATACTCGGCGGAGTCGTACATATCGTCGGGCGAGCCCTGCTCGTAGCGGCCGACCACGTTGCCAAACTGCGGGTTAGCGGCAGCGGCGGCGAAGTCAGGGCCGGCGACACGGTCCTTGAGCGCGTCAAGGTTCGCCTGGCGCTTGCTGGACTCCTCGTACTCGTTGTCGAGGCTTTCGATCTGCTTGGTGACATCCTCGAACTTCTCGGTATCACCGGCGTCCAGAAGCTGCTGGGCCTGATTCATAAGCTCGCCGCGCTTCTGGAGATAGATTTCTTTCTTCATGTGAGAGATCTTCCTTTCAGTTCATAAAATTTGAGTTTGGCCTTGGCTTTTATCAGATCGTCCGCGGGTTCGCCCTCGGGCGGTTTGATCGAGTTGCGCATTTTGTTGATAACTTCCGCCGGCAGCACCGTGCAGCAGGCGGCTGTGATGCGGACGGCGGGCTCGCTGACCTTGTCGATCAGACCTTTCTCCACAGCGTCGGCCGCGGAGAGCCACGTCTCCTCGTCCATGAGTTTTAGTGCCGCATCAAGCGTCATGCCGGTTTTCTCCACATAGGCGGCGGCAATCGTCTCGTTCGCCTTGCGGAGGACGTCGCTGTGCTTGTCCATGGTGTGGTAGTCCCCGGCAGCGCTGCCGGACACGTTATGTACCATGACCATCCCCGTCGGCGAGATGTCCGACGGGCCTGCACAGGCGATCACCGAGGCCGCAGATGCAGCAAGGCCGGTCACATGCAATGCGACCGGCCCTTTGTAGGCTCTGAGCTCAGAGTATATTTCCGACCCGGCGAAGATATCGCCGCCGCCGGAGTTTATGTAGACGTCAACGGGTTCGCCTCTGGCCCTCGCCAGAGCGTCCCTGATTGGCTTCGGGCTTGTGTTCTCGATCCCGAACCAATCGTAGATCCAGGCTTCATCGCTGCTGACGATGGTGCCCTTTACATCAATTCTCACCGGATGATGCCCCCTCTCCTATTTGCTTTGTCGGCGCGGTGTCAAGACGCCGTATTGGCTCATCGCCGCCGTCGACTGGTGCGAGGTTGAACGCAGCGCGCCACTCGTTCGGCGTCAGAGCGCCGCGGTCGACAAGTGAAACAAGGTTGAGCTTGGTCTGCATGCTGGCGCAGTCCCATGCGCTTGCCTCGAATACGATCTTGTTCCCGAAGGCTCGCGCCTTGCGTGAAAAAAGCTTCCGGGTAAACTCCTCGCTGAGCTGGTTCTGCACCCACTCGACCTCGCTGTCGAAGTGTGCGCCCCACTCGGCTTCGCTGCGCGAAGTGTCGACGACCTTCTGATTGGTTCCAAAAAGCGAATAAATGCGCTTTGTGGTTCTCTCCATCTGCGCGGCGTTCGGCACGTAGTCGGTCGGGTTGACCTGCACAGCGTCAGCCTTCGCGTCGACCGCGGCCACTCCGCGGCCGTTTTCGACGTCGAGGAACGCCTTGGCGAAGCTGTTCGCCTGCTCTTCAACGTCCTTCTTCCGCATCGAGCTGTTAAGCTTCAGCAGCCAGCGGATGACCGAGCTGTTTTTAACGGCCTTGACAATGCCCTGGTCGGTGACGGACACTATCTGCATTAGCGGTTCGAGCGCCGGAAATATCGGCGTCCCGAAGATATCGTCCTTGTGGAAGTTATCCCGCAGGTGGATCACGTCCGTGTACCTGAAGGTAAAAATTTTGCCGTTGTTGAAAAAGAACTTGAGGAACAGCTCGCCGCTGCGGTCATAGATCGCCTCACAGCCGGAGGCCGATATCGGGTAGATGTTGACCGGCAGCCCGTTGTCATCGCGCAGGATCAGCGCGAAAGCGTTCTGGTTGAGCTTGAGCTGCGTCATCAGCTTTTCCCGGAATACCGAGCCCGTCATCCACGGGTTCGGCTCCTCAAGCAAGAACCGGATATAAGGCTCCGGGTTTATGTCGATCTTGCGCTTGCCGTCGGCGGTGAAGCTTTCCCGGACGTGCTTCGGCGTCAGCTTGCCGACGGCTTTCACGTCCTGCCGGATGGCGGAGAGGACAATGTCGCTCTGGTAAGCTTTGCCGTTCCATGCAAAAAAGCCGTTGCCGCGCTCAGTCACGAGGTCGACGCGGGAAATTGTCTTGTTTATAAATCTGTCGAATATGCTCAAAGCATCACTCCCTATGCGATCAGGTCGCGGTATTCGTCCTGCTTGTCCAGGAACACGGTGTACGCGTCCAGCAGCGCAGCCGTGCCGTCAATGCGGCGGGTCGGCTTGCTGGTCTTGTGCGGCTGGATGTTGCCGTTAACGTCCTCGTCGTAAGCCGTATTCGCCAGGCACCACTTGTCGATCGGATTGTTGTTGTAGATGATGCGCTTGCTGCCGAGGTCATTGCCGAGGCGCTTCATCGGCTCACTGAGCGTCTTCTTGCCCTGCACGACCGGGATCATTGACATCTTGCCGAAGTAGTCAGCCATGTCCTCAACGAAGTAGGTCGCGCTCCAGCTGTCGTATCCGACGTAGGGGATGTAGATGTCCAGCTCCTCCTGAACGTAGACAAACCACTCCTTGACGTACTTCGCGTGAACGTGGTTGCCGGGGCTGAGCTGAACCAGCCCGCGGTCGAGCCACTTGTCATACGGGATCTTATCCTCGTTGACTCGCTTGGTGAGAAGATCCTCGGCCAGCCAGTACATAGAGATCGAGAAGATCTTCTCGCACCCGGGAACCTGGAAGATGACACGGGCGGCCGTGAGGTCGGTCGTGCTCGACAGGTCAACGCCGCCGATACCGTAGGTCGGATACGGCAGCACCTCTTCAACGCCGTCATGCACCCATACGAAGATCCGCTCCGAGGGGTTGAGCTTGTACGTGTCGCGGCAGTCGAGCTCCTCAAAGGTGAGCCATGCCTCGGAGCTGGTCTCGCGGATGTTAAATTCCTTACAGACCAGATTCTTGACAAGCGCGGGGTTTGCCTTGGCCTTCTCGACCTTCTCTGCGAGCGTTCTGTAGCTCTTGATGGTGCCGAGGCCGGGATTGGCCTTTTTCCAGCAGGCGGGGTCTGTCCACTCCGCACGGGCGTCGAGCTCGTAGACGAACGCGATGAGGCGGTCGTCGTGATAGCCGTCAGGATCGTCATAGCCGTTAATGACCCGCTCGATTTCCTCGTACTTCTCGTCGTACAGATCCTCACGAATCTTGCCAGCGGTCGAGGTGATGAACAGCAGCGGCTGCTCGCGGGCGGACATACCGTCGGCGATGATGTCGTACAGCTGCCGCCCGTTCTTCCACTGGTGAATCTCGTCGAGCAGCGCGCAATGAACGTTGAGGCCGTCCAGCGTGTCGCTGTCGGAGGACAGCGGCTTGAATACGCCGTCGTTGTAGTCGCTGGCGATCTCGCCGACGAGCGGCCGCACACGCTTGAGCAGCGTCGGGGACTTCTGCACCATGCGCTTTGCTTCGGACCAGATGATTTTAGCCTGGTCTCGCTTGGTAGCGACTGCATAGACCTCCGGGCCGGGCTCAGAATCGGCAAGCTGCATGTACAGGCCTATCGCCGAGGCGAGCAGGCTCTTGCCGTTCTTCTTGCCGACAATCAGGATTGCCTCGCGGTACTGGCGGTTGCCCTCGATGTCGACGAAGCCGAACACCGTCGCGAGCATCGCTTTTTCCCAAAGCTCAAGCTGAATGAGCTGACCGCCGAGCTTGCCCTTGGAGTGCCGGCAGTAGTTCTCGACGAACTCGATCACGTGGTTAGCGCGCCGCGGGTCGTAGAAATACTCCGAGCATTCTCCGTCCATGCGGCGGACTATGTGCCGGTAGGTCCGGTAGATCTTCTGCGAGACGACTTCCTGCCCGCTCTCGATTTTCGTCCAGTACTCGCGTATCGGGGCGAAAGTGAGGGGATACGACCTGCGCTTTGTCACGGGTCATCACGCCCCGTGACGAAACTGCCGAAGCCGTCGTCCTCGCTGTTGCCGGCAACGGCGGGGAGCATGGAGTCGAGCTGCCGGATGATCTTCTGGTAGTTCCCATTCAAGCTCTGGTAACTCTGCCCCTGAGGACGGGCACGGGCATAAGGCTCAACGTTTGCAGACTGGGTAAACATCTCAGTCCAGCCGTTCTCCTTGATGTCGGCTTCGAGATCCTCGCACTCTATGCGCATGAAAGCGGCGCGTTCGATGAGCGGAGCGGCGAGCTTCTGGCGAACGGGGTCTATGTCCTGGTAGATGGACTCAAGCCGTTTTTTCTCGGCTTTTATCCGGTCAGCTTTGGTCTTTGGCTTTGCATTTCGTCCCATTTTCGCCCTCCTTTCGCGGCTTTTCCTCATGTGCGCGGGGTCTTTGTTGATATTTTTCTTCTGCCCGATTTTTGCGCTTTCGGTGGGGGGCCTTGCGCGACCCTGTGTATTCTCCCGAGGCTGGGCGGCGGTCAGGAGCGGCCGAAGCCGCAG